TTGGATTAAGCCAACGCAAGATCACTGGCGCAACAGCTGCCACGCCTGCCATTGCTAGTGTCTTTGGGTCGGTAACACCTGCCATGTATAGGGCAAGTGCTGCCGCCATAAATGATCGCGCCCATGAGGCTGCTACGGCTTTTGCTTGTTCCATTTTTTGTTCTCCTTTTTGACTGCGGCTGCTTTTGCAGCTGGTGCATCTACTTTTGGAAATTCGCCCTTGTATGGCACAAATTTAGGTATGCCAAAACCGACGATCTCCTTGCCTTCTCCGTAAGCTCTGACCTTGACCATGACCATGCCACCATTGCGCTGATCGCCTGTGCCGCTGGTGTTGCCTTCAATTGTTAAACATGTTTTTGTGTCAATAAGTCCGACAACAATGCCAATGTGTGAAATACGATCTACGCCGTCATGTGGAAAGTCCATGAAAGCCAAATAGCCAAGCTGAGGCATAGTTGACCAGCGTTGCATTTCCTTAAATTTATGTGCGCCAACAGCTGTGCCAACAACGCTGTGAATTTTGACTCCAGCTTGATCTGCACACCAATTGACAAATGAACCACACCACGGCAAACCGTCTGCTTTTGTAAATTTGCCGTACTTTGTAAGGTTGTCGCCTTCCTCAATTGTTCCAACTTCAGCAGCTGCAACCTCGATCAGCCTGGCATTTGTGCCCTGCGGATAGTTACTCATCAGCCGTCACAATTGGTGTGGATTGTTCCGCTTGTTGGCGATCGTATTCTGACTTAAGCATAGAAGTAAATTCCCCGTTGCCGTGGTCAATGGTGATGTGTTCATCTCCGTTTGAATCAATCGAAATAAATGTGTTTTCCATTTTATAGCTCCGCACTAAATCCTAGATAAGCTGATGCTGAATTGTTGCCGCGGACGATAATGAATCTGCCAGCGGTTGCTGTTGCAAAGGTAAGAGATGCAACGGCAATAGTAGGTGATGAATTACTGTTTATTGTTACATTTGAAATCGCATAACCTGCACCTGCAACATAATCGTAAGTCTGCAAATTAGCAAAATCTACGCTACTTGGCTTTGTTCTCATTGTTACGGGCAAAGGCAAATAGGCATCTGACTGCGTAGTATTAGAAGTAATAGCTGCAGGAATAAATGATGCGTAATTGGTTGATGAATCGCTGTTGCGATAGTAATACCTTTGGCACATAGCTAATTCAGCCTGTGGACTTCCACCGCTTGCAGTCTGGAATGGTGTTGCCTTTGAGCCGTATTCGGTCTGGATTCCCCAAAAATCAATAGTCGCAGATTGGATACCAAGCGCACCTGTGTAAGCATCGCGAGTAGATCCAGCAGAAGTGATAAGCAATATGCGCACAAAGTTATCTGGCAGTGTGCCAATAGTTTTACCTGAAATACTTGCTAAGGAAAGTGTTACAGAATATCTAGCCCATGAAGTAGTAATGGCTACCTTTGACCCTGATTGGACAGCAGCAGATCCACCTACACCAAACTCTTGCCAAGCAGAAGCAGCAACCGATGGTGTTCCTGTGCTTGCTTTAGCCCAGAATGAAATAGTTATAGTTTGACCAGCAAAAGTTCTAACATTTTCTATTTTCTGATACAAAGCAGTTAAAGCAGTATTTAATGTTTGACCAGTTGACACCAACCGTGCAAAGTTTGTAGATTCATAACCTGCTACTGGAGCTGCACCTACTGTAAAGGTTTGAGCCGAATATGTAGATGTACCATCCGAAAAGGATGGAGCGAAACGATCAAAGCCATAAGTGTTAGTAGTCGTAGTGCTAGTAAAAGCTCTTTGATTGATGCCAAAGTCACCATTGATGAGCTTATTCTTACCCGCTTGACCATAGCCGACATTCCAAACAGAAGTGTCAACGGCTTGTCCGAACACTTCAAAATCTGCGGGAAGGTCAGTAACCAAGTCGGTAGGCGTTGGCATTTGCCAAGCGTAGTTTGATGTTGGATTTGTCATTGTTTGTCCCCTTTACGCCACAATTGTGGCATTTTCCCAGTCTAATGTCGGCGACACGCCTGACCAGTTAAATGAATTAGATACTTCGTTCCATTGCAAGACTTGCAATGAATAAGCCAATGGGGAAATTGTCAATGAAATCGAAAGGGTGTTGTAACCAGCTTGAAAACTCCAACCTTCGACAAAGCCTCGGAAGGTTGTCCCCATGTTGGCGGGTAGGTCGTTTATTGCCACTGCCTCACCCATAAATACGCCAATGAGGTTGTCTCGATCACTGTTGTCCAGTTCAGGATTTGTCAAGTCAAAGGTAATCTCACTGAAATTTGCTTGCGGGTCTTTTCTTAGTGTCAAATAAAAATTTGCTTGCTGGGTCGCATCAGCTGCGTCATGCAAGGTTGTCGTAATGATCTGGGAAAGCGTTCCGTATTCCAAAATTGAATCTGCGTCGCTTGCGCTTTGCTCTGCACTGCTGGTTGCGCCGTATTTAATTGTGACATTGTTTCGCACGTCGCCTGCTCTAGTTTCAACGCGCAAACCAGCTGCACGTGCTTGATTGGCTGTAAGTTCAACATAGCCATTGTTTGACACGTACTGGCTGCGGTGTGTCGCATCAGCGTATGAAATACGACCAAACGCGTCCTCGTAAATGTAGCCAAGACCTGAAGTTGCCAATGCTGAAACAAGGCTGTAGACATCTGTGCGCTGGCTAGTTCGCGCCGCTAACTCATAATCACCTGGTCGATCGATCTCACCAAGTCCAACGTTTTCTGCTGTCGCCCATGTCGTTGTTGGGTCATAGTCTGCCCACGTTTCAGCCGCTGGCACTTCTGCCCACGTGTCAAGCAATAATTCAGACAAAATCGTGTAAATCTGATCGCCGTCAAAGTCCTTAGATAGCACACCATTTGTTAAAGCCTTTGGCAAACGAGACAACGCACCAAGTGCTGTAATGCTGTAAGTCTGAGTAAACATTGTGCTACCCACGTCGCGCACTTCAAGACCAATGTCAACGACTGTGCCACCAAAGATCGGCACGTATGTAGCTGATGTGTCCTGAACTTGTACTGAAATGCTGCTGTTAATGCTGACAGGTATTGTGGCTTGGTTGACATCTAACAGCTGCAAATTGACATAGCCTGCCTGGGCCTGCTCGTAAATGTTTGTGCGACCTGATCGGATTGTCAGGTTTGCCAAGATTGCGTCTGTGTAAGCAACGCCGTCGATCTCTACCAGCCAAACTGGTGTCCACTGGGTCATGCTGTTGCAAAGGCTGTTGCGCCGCCTGTACCGCGATAAAACGAATTGTTCAAGGTTTCAACGATTGTGCGTGCTGTGCCCTCTTTGTCGATTGCGCCGTTAACGCTCAGATTTATTGTTGTGCCAGCTGATGCGGTTCCCGTTGATCGTGTTGCACCAGCATTTGATGCAGCTACTTTTGACGCAGCCGCGCTAGTTGTAGCAGCAACCTTTGCAGCAGTTGCCACGCCGCCGCTTGAGGCAGCTGTCAAGCCGCTTGATGTGCTAAAAGTTTGTCCACCAGGCATTGTACCGCTAAAACCTGACGACCCTGATGTGCCTGACGTAGCACCTATTTTTGGAATTGCAGGAACATCTTTGCCAAATTGTATTGCGTTGTAGCCTTTGATAATTAAGTTGATGCCGTCAATTGCAGTGTTTAACAATGGCTTAATCGCACCCAGTACCTTGCTAATGATTGTTAGGACAACCGTAGCAATGTCGCCGATAACGCTAACGGCTGCACCAAGTATCTTGCCAATGATCGGTGCTACGTATTTCACAACCTCGAACAATGCTTCTAGGTTTTCTTTGTTGTCCACGATAACATCTTTGACCTTGCCAAACTGCACACGCATTGCCTCAAAAATAGGCGTTGCAACATCTTTGATAACCTTTGCAACGTCGGTAATGACCTTGCCAAACCCGTCGCCTTTTGTCAGGCTAAACGCACCGCTAAAAGCGTTAATTGCTGGCAATGCGTTTTGGTTAATGAAATCAAGTAATTTCCCAAGAATAGGCAGCAAGGCTGTACCAAGAGTTTCTTTTGCCTCATCAAATGCCACCTGGACACGTGCTATCTGTCCAGCATAAGTATTTGCGTTTGCAGCTGCCGCGCCGCCAAATAGATCGCTTAGCCTGCTTTGTACCTGCTCAAAACTCATTGTCTTTAACTCAGCAGCAGATAAACCAATGCCTAGCTTGCCAAGAGCTGTTGTGTTGCCGTCGTATGCACGACCTAATGCGTTTGCGACTGTCTCCAGTGGTTTGCCTGTTGCAGTGCTTATGTCTAAGGCTTGCGCCAGTAATTGTTGCGCCTTTTCAGTGTCGCCAGTTGATCTAACCAGGCGTCCTAATGCTGGGCGCAGGTCATCATCTGCCACACCTGTTGCCAAAGACATTTGCAAAATTGATTGCTCGGTTGCTTTAATTTGTGCCTGCGTTGCACCTGTTGCATTTTCAAGTGCCAGTGCCAACTGTGTCTGTGCCTTTTCGTCAGCTATCGCAGCCTTGACACCTTCGATACCAATTGCGATTGCTGCAGCACCAGCAGCGGCGGCGGCTGCGGCAAATGCTTTGCCAATTTTTGCACCAGCTTTGCCAATCTTGTCACCAAATGAATCAACGTCACCGCCTGCGGTTTTAAGTGATTTGTTAAGGTCGCTGACATCTCCGAGTATGGAGAGCTTTAGGGTACGGCTTTTTTCTGCCATTATGTGTACTTCTTAATGATCTTGGACAAACCTTGTTCCCACTTTTTTACAATGTCAGGCTGGACGCTTCTTAGGGTTGGATAGATAAACCAACCGCGTGACCCGCGACCTTCACGACCTGACCAAACTGGAAACTGCTTGTATTTGTTTGAACCAAACTCGTAACCGCCCCAAAGTTGTTGGGTCGTACCGCCACCGCTTAATTTCTGACGCGCAAAACCATAACTGATCTCACCAATTTTTGATGATTTCTTAACGGTTGCCCCGTCAGCAATAATCTTTGACACCCGATTGGGGCGTTGACCAGCTGCGGCACTCACGCGTTGTTTTACAAATTCTGCAAGTTCAGATGAGACCTCTTTTGCCTGGTCGGTTGCTTCAGCGTCCATAGCTTTAAAAGCGCGGGCAATAGCAAGCAGTTCTTTTTTGTCATAAGCAATTGCGTCTTTAGCCATTTGCGCGCCTTTCCAAAATCTCTAAAACGGTGAGTATGTCCTCGGCTGTTTCAAAAACATCTGGGTGTAGCCCTGTCGCCAGAGCTACCTCCCAAACTATTCTGCTAAGGCTTCCGACGGCGTAGCTTTTGGGTTTGCCTCACCTACGATCACCTCAGCGATACCTTCTGTCCAAATGTCAAGAGGCTTGACAGGCTTACCAGCTGCTTCACGCTTCATGGCGTGATAGGCAAGAAATACTAAATCGGAAATACCGATCTTTTCCTGTGCCTGTGCAATTGTGTGACCTGTGTGCTTCTCCCATTTGACCCACTCAGGCGGTGCAGCTGTGTACGTGATCTGATCGCCATTTGTGTATTCGATTGTAATTGGTAACTTCATTTTGTCTCCCGATTAGTAGTTTTTAGCTAAATGTCTCAGTAGGTGTTCCCACTACGACAAATGATAGGTCAACGGTCTGTGCATCTGGTGCTGCACCGCCGACGCTTGGAAACACTGGCATTACGTTAAATGCAAAAACTGCGCCTGTCACGGCTGTCATTGAAACTGCCAGAGTTGTGTTTGGTGCTGTTTCGCAAGCTGTCCACAATGCTTCGCAAAGTGATGAAGCTGCGCCCCAGTCTGCAAGCATTGAAATGTCAAAAGTCCATTGATCGTCAATGTGCTTGTAAGCCTTGCCGTCAAGTGTTTGGTATGTCTCAACGGTTGGGCTGTTCGCAAGTACTGCGCTGGTCGCCTGTGCGTCGTAGTTAACTGTTGCAATGGTCACGACTAAATCGCGACCAGTGATGATTGTCGTTGGCATTTTGTCTCCTATGTAGTTTGTGTGTAATAAGTCGAAACGTTTATGTCAGCCACCAGCATTGGACTTTGTCCTACTTCCAAAACTGTCGGCTTTTCAATAACGCCAACGACGTATCCTGCTGGCATTGCAGCAAGAATTCCGATTATGAGTTTTTCTAGATTGTCTAATGAGCCTGCGTTGCTATTGCTGGCAACGATTGCAGTAATTGCAAAATTAAGTTTGACCTGTGTTTTTGATTTGCCGATCAGGACAACTTCCATGTAAGGACTGTCTGGTACGACAACAATGGCTGGCGGTATTGGTGACTCAGGCACACTTGGATACACGTTTGCAGATAGCGCGCTAAAGGCGTTTGCTAAGGCTGATCGCGTTTCGGCAATTGAGTTTGCTGGCATTTATTGACAAACCGTTTCGCTGTCAAGATACGGCATCAGTAATGTGGAGACCCTGTTGGTCAAACTTCTACCCATGCGGTATGGCGAACTGGCAAAGTCCACGCCCTCGATCTGTCCACCAGCTGCAACGCGTGATTGAAAGACCTCAACGCTAACAGCCAAAATTGCTGACTCAATTGCTGGTGTGCTGGCATAAATTTGAGCAGCTGAATAACCTGACAATGTCGCTTTGCCGTTTGGCACAATTGGACGCAATGTGACGTCTGCATTTGTAAGTGCTGCTGTGAAATAGTAAGGCGCATTGTCAACGACTGTAAAAGTTGCGCTAAATGGTGCAGGCAAGCCCGTCACGATTACTGATTGACCCGCTACAAAATAATGCTCGCGGATTGTGTAAAAAGTAGCTACGTTGTCTTTCAACTTGTAAGCGTCAATGCCTGAAACGTTTGCAACCAGCATTGGCAAAATGACGTCCTCGCTGGTGTTAATAATTTCGT